TTTCTTCCTCAAGCTGGATTAGATAATGTTAATATGAGAAACATAGAAATAGGTGAGTCTGCTTTTAAAGAAATAAAACAAGATGCTGAAAAATTATCAGGAGATATAGAAGGATTTTTTGTAAAAGACTTTGGTAAAAGACCTACACCAGAAAATATAAAATTAGTTAATGAAGCTATGGAAGGTGATTTAAATGCTAGAAGAGCAGTAAAAGAAAAAAGTCCTGGTTTAGCAGAAGCTCTTGTAAATTTTTCAAAATTAAGAGCTAGAGTTAGAAAAGAAATAAAAGACCCAAGATTACAGCCACAGTTATCTGAAGGTATAAAAGATATTTATGCTTTAAAAGATAATTATGTTAGAGATATATATGAAAGGTTCACTAAAGCAGGCAGACAAGATTTTAACCTTTGGAAAAAAGATACAAAAAATCAAGATATTATTACACGTTTTCGTAACTTTGCTATTACAGATGAAACATTTGGTAAGTCTACTGGCCTTAGAGACCAAGATGGTAATTTAAAAGAATTTGCTGATAAGACAAGTCCAAAATATGATGAACAAAAATTTAATAGAGTAGTTGATACTGCACTAAGAAGACAATATACACCAAGTTTAAGAAAAAAATCTAAGTATGGTGCATTAAAAACAAAACAAGATTTGCCAGAAGTTATTAAAGAAATATATGGAGTAAATCAAAACCCAGCATTAAGAGCTACAGAAACTATAGCTGGTATTGTAGAGCCTGTTGCTGATTTAAGAATAGCTGCTCAGTTATCTGAGAGTTTATTAAATAGAGGTTTAGCAGTAAGAGCTGCAGATGCAGCAGAGGCAGCAGAAGTTTTAGGTAAAGATGCTGTGCCTCTTGTAACTTCTAAAGCCTCTGCACTAGAAAAAGATATTTATAAAAATACACCTTTTCAAATACGTGGTGATATATATAATACTCCTGCACAAGAAATATTTATACCTAAAGACTTAGCTTCAAAAATAAAAGTTATGACAGATAGAACTAATATATTGTCTAAACATCAAACTATTGGTCCTATTGTTCAAGCCTTAGCAGCAACACAAGGTTATATTAAAAAAGGTAAAACAGTTTATAATCCTTTTGCTCACATGAGAAATGCTTTAGGTGCAATGGCAACTGTTGCTAATTCTGGTAATTATACTGGTATTGGAAAGTTAGCAAAACTTGTAACTACAAAAAACAAAAAAGAAAAAGATGCTTTGTTTAATAAACTAAGAAGATTAGGTGTGCAAGGAACTAATGTTGAATTAAATCAAATAGCAAATAGATTAACAGACTTTGCTGATATTAGTGAAAATAATATTAAAGGTATTGGAGGAGTTCTTGCTAGAAATATAGTTCGTTTAGGTTCTTTAGGTGTTAGTGATTTAGAAAAGAAAACTGGTTTTAAAAAGTTTGCTAGAAAAGCAGAACAAATATATACTAAAACTGATGACTTTGGTAAGATTGCTAGTTATCTTAGTGAAAAAGATAAGTTTCAAAAAGTATTTGATGGTATGACACCAGAACAAAAAAATATTCTTAGAGCAAATTTTGAAAGAGATTATGGTTTACCAGTAGATGATAAGGGTATAACTGTAGTTCCTTTTGATGATAATTTTGATGACTTTATGATAGATGAAATAGCTATTGATAAAGCATTGAATGTTATGCCTGTATATTCTAGAATACCAAAAGTATTAGAGAAGATGAGAGGCATACCTATCATTGGTTCTTTTACTGCTTTTCCAGCAGAGAACTTACGTAATAAATATAACGTATTAAAAATGGGTTCTCAAGAAATAAAAGATGGTTTTGAATTAGGTATGGGTAGTAAAGCTGGTAGAGAATTAGTAAAAACAGGTGCTAATCGTTTACTGTCTCAAGGAGCAGTAGCCTCTTCATTCTCTGCTGCTGCTTATATATATAACACTACTCAAGGTACAGATAAAGTTATGGATTTTATTCGTCAATCTTTACCAGAGTGGGCAAAAAATCATGCATTACAAGTAAGAGAATATATAAATAAAGATGGTGAAAAAGAGTATGCTGTTACTGATTTAAGTTATAATAACCCTGACCAATATGTATTAGATATTATAGCTCCTTTATTAGTAGGTGCAGCTAATGGTGAAGATATAACTAAAAATTTAGATGAGAAAATGTTACAAGTAATTAAAAATACTGCCTCTCCTTTTGTTGGTGAATCGTTAGTTACAGAGTTTGGTAAAAATATATTAGGATATATGAAAGAAGAAAATACATCTAGAGCAGCAGATTTTTTATTTAAAGCATATAAAATATCAGAGCCTGGTATAGTAAAAAATATGAGAGAACTAGCTGGAGATGTAGGAGCATATAAAGCACTAGATGAATTAAGTAAGCCAGTAGGTAAAGGAGAGTTAGGCTCATACTTACAATCTAAATTAGAGCCATTATATTATGGTGAAAAAAGAAAACTAATGAAAGATGCGAGTAGTGTTGCTGGTTATTTATCTGAAGTAGGTTTAAATGTTACTGGACCATTAGGTATCTTTGGTTTAGCAACAAAAGAAACTACAGTTAATCCTGTTAAAAATGTATCCTTTGCAGCCAAAGCATTATTAGGTAATGCTAATAGAAATAACAATATCACTACTTCAAATATTAAAGAAAGATTAAGTGATAGACAATCAAACTTCTCTTTAAAAACTATGCAAGATATGTATAAAGAAGGTTTAGAAGAACAGTTTGTAGCACAAGAAGGTGTGTATCAATTATATAATAGTTTACTAAAATTTAAAAGTCCTCTTGAAGCTAGAAAAATATTAATGTCAAGGCAAGTAAGACAAGCAGGTGGTTTATCTAAAAAAGAAATAAATGCTATTATACAAGGTAAATTTAAAGCTCCTAGATTTGATACTACATTTTGGAAAAGTTATTCAAAAGAAAATCCAGATTTAATAAGAGAAATACCAAGAATACGTGAGGCATTTGATAGTGTTTATCGTAAATATAATTTAATAAAATTATCAACAGAGTTACCAGACATAAAGATAAATGATTAATAATATAATTATATTTCCTAAAAATAAAATAGAACAAGAAGAAAAAAATATTGTAAATAAAAAAGCAATAGATAAACAATATAAAGAACTTTTACAACAACAAAAAGAAATATTAAAACAGAGAGAAGAAATATGGCAGATATGACAATGATATGGAATGCAATACTAACTATGGCAATAGGTGGATTTCTATGGTGGATACGTTCCACGTCTGCTGCTATTAGTAAAGTTAAAGATGAACTGGCAAAGTCTAAAGAAAACATGGCACTTATGTATGCTACTAAAGATGATGTTAAAGATGATATGACACAACTCATGCAAAGATTTGATAGACTAGAAAGTAAGATAGATGATATGATACGTAGGTCTGCAGAGAAATGACTACAGTATTTTTATTAATGATATATCTAGGTAGGGCACAACAAGAAAGTAATATGATGTTTGCTGATATTAATAGATGTAAATACTTTGCAGCTAGGGTAATGAAACAACCGGCAAATCCACAAACAAAACAAAGATATACAGCTATATGTAAGCCTGTAGAAGTAGATTTAAGTAATAAGAATGTAAGAGTATACAGATGAAAGGAAAAAAATATGAGTGCATTAGATAAATTATTTGGTGGTATATTATCAGCTGTATCTCCTACCTATGAAGCAAATAGGCCTCAAGAAGAATCAGAAAAACTTTATAAAAGTTTAATAGGTAATCAAGTAGAGGATTTTGGAGGTGTTACTGAAGCGATAAAAGAACAAAAAGAACTTGATGAAGAGGTTAAACAACAAGTAAAAGAATTAGAGGAGCAAAATAATCGTGAGTTTAAAGACCCTGAGAAAAAAACAGGTCTTGCTAGTTTAAATAAAAAAAGTGATAATGTAATTTCTAGTCAAGAAAAAATAGATGCCTCTAGTAATGTTACAGAGCAACAACAAGATATAGAAGTTGATACAGCTCCCACCATTTCACAAATGTATCCTAGAGGAACTAACTTAATAAAATTATATGAAAGTCAAAATAAATCTGGTAATCCATATCTAAAAGCATATAAAGACCCATCAACAGGTAAGTTTACAATAGGTTTTGGAAATATTATGATAGATGGTAGACCTGTTAAAGAAGGTGATGTTATAACAGAGGCTAAAGCAATACAAATGTTTAATGAAAGTTTACGAGAATCTATTGATGAACTTAATGATTTAAAAAGTTTTTTACCTAAAGGAGTTAAATTCTCTAAAGGATTTGAAACAGCTTTAATATCTATTCTTCATAATAGTAGTCCAGATAAAATAAAATATACTCCTAAAAAAAGAAATGAAACAAGAGCTTTTAAAGCATTAAAAAAAGGAGATTTACAAGCATTTTCTAAAGAATTATTTGACCCAAAAGTTGGCTTAGTTTCTGCTGGAGGAAAAATAAGAAAAGGTTTAGTGAATAGGAGACAACAAGAATTAAAATTTTTAGACCCATTAGAAAGATATGATATACAAATAAAACAATCAGGAGGTATGATAGAATCAGACCCTTATAAAAGACAACCAAGATTTATATAATCCATTAAAAATTAAGAGGCAAACATGGACCCAGTTACAGCATTTGGTGTAGCTACGACTGCATACAAAACGATTGTAGCAGGATTTAAAGTAGGTAAACAAGTAGAAAGTATGTCTAAAGATTTGGGCAGATGGATGGGTGCAATTCAAACAGTTAAAGAAGGGCACAATAAAAAGAAAAATAAAATGTTTGGCTCTGTAGAAGAAGAAGCACTAGAAACATTTGCCATGAAGAAGAAAGCTATAGCAATGGAGAATGAGTTACGTAATTTTGTAAACTTAAACTATGGCCCTAATGCTTGGAATGAAGTCATAAGAATACAAGCAGACATACGAAAACAAAAGAAAGAAGCAGAACTAGAAGCAAAAAGAAAACAACGACAGATGATAGAGAATACTATCATAGGTGGTTGTGTATTATTTTTTATCTTCTTTATTATCTACATTGTCTATCTTGTTATGTCCGTTTAAGAACCCAGCTTCTTTACCTATCTCAAAGTAAAAATCTTTACCCATTATTTTAGCAGAATCTACTAAGTCCTGTTTTAATTTAACAGGGTCAGTATTATCTTCCTTTTCATCTTGAGTACCTCTTACTCTGGATAATAACTCTAATGCTTTTATAGCACTATTAGTGTGTCCATTTGCTCTCGCATAATCATATTGTTTTTCTATCTCAGTAATAACATCTACATCAGTAGTTAGGTTTTGTTCGAGTTCAGTAATCCTTTCGCTAACTTCCTCGTTTTGTAATAACCTATGCCCTTGTCGTGC